GTTAAAGAAAAAACCCATGTTGATAATAACTTTGCTGCTGATGCAGCAAGAATCTATATAAGCCAATTGACTGATATTGACACAAACTTTGGTATTGTCGAAGGCTCAATTGGAAATCCAAAGGGAAGGAGTGCGGTCGGGATCAAAGCTGATGGTGTAAGGGTGTTCGGTCGAGAAGGGGTTAAGATTGTCACAGGTCGTGGAAACAACTGGAAAGGGTTTGGTTCCAATGGTGAAACCAATTCACTTGGTGGTAAAATATCACAGCCCGCCCCCGGTATTGAATTCATAGCTGGAAATAATACGGAACCAAGAAGTGTTTGGGGTGGCATAGACAATCCTAATGAAACTATCCAGACACTACAGCCAATCGCTATGGGATATAATACTAGAGACGCCTTAAGAGAGTTGGGAGAAATTATTGAAGAGATACTTGGGGCATTAATAAATCTAGGTATCGTTCAGATGTCAGTTAATAATGCAACTTCAGCCGCGTTTGCATCTACCAGCATTTATCCACCACATTCAGTTGCGTCAGGTATCATAGGTTCTGCAAACTCTGCACTTCTTCCAACTACCGTTATGAATCCGCTTTATCATGCAAGAGTAAATAAGACTATGTGGGAATTTAACCATTTAACACCATTTGGTTATAAATTTATTTGTAGCAGAAGTGTTAAATCAACCTAAATATAGAGAAAACAAACATGGCAGAATCTAAGTTTTTAAAATATCAAGACAAGAATAGAGACTTTTTGATCGATGTGTGCGAAGTAGAACTTCCGCCACCAGATGAACAGGTATGTAAAGATTGCGTTCCTAATCCAAAGGCTCTTGTACCTAACTGGAAAACATTCGAGACTTTAACTCCTTTTTTGAATGAAAAAATATGCCAGTATCAAATATCAATTACAACGCCAGAGACGACTACGGGAGCAGGATCCAACTCTACAGAGTTACAGGCTCAAGAGGCCCTCCAAGGACTATATTTACAATATTCTGAAGAGGCAGTGAAAGCTTTCTTGGAGTATTATCAAAAAGCGGTAAGTGATAACAATCTTGATATAATGTTGGGTTCCATAGAGTATTGGGATTATGAGCTAGATCCGAGACCAAATTCTCACCTAAAGCTCCTCTATTCGTTTCCGTTTGAGATACTATCTCAGCTTGAAGGAGAAGAGCCCGAAGAAGATGATGAAGAAACAAACCCTGAAGATATTGTAGTTGAATTTCAAGCAGTTGATATGAATCCTGACCTTATTAGGGTTAGAAAGTCTCTAAATTTATACTCAAGATATGAAAAAGTTTACAAATTTACAGATGGTGGGACTTTAAGGTTTACAGAGTCTGGCGGACTCTTTAATTTACAAAACTATGGTGATTCTGGATTAATACCCGGCTCTTCAATAACAGCGAATCTGATTCCTCAACTTGATTCATTTTTAAATGAGAAAGGATTTAATGTACCCGGCGTGGGAGGCTTATCGGGTTTGTTTGAAGATAAGGTGACAAAGATAGAGTTCACTTTCAGTCCAAAATATAAGGCAAAAAAGCTTCGTATTTATACAGAAACCTGCGGCGAAAAGCCTGTAATATTGAAAAAATTAAACAGACTGAACAAGAAGCCAAGTTGGAGAGATCCAACAGCCGTCGCTTATTTCGCTCAAATGAAAAAAATGGAAAGAGACCTAACTGCTAGAGTTCCAAAGCCTTGGCTTGAGTTTCTAAAGGAATACACATATCCACAAATAGATGCAGTAATAAACGCCGGGTACTCTAACACTGACCCAGAAAATACGGCTGTATCTTGTATTGCTGAAAATCTTGCCAACGAAGGAAAACAGCTTGGACAGGATATTCTAGATGATGTATTTGGGATAGGCGATGCTATTGCTCTACAATTTCACAAAGCTTTGTGTAATGAAGAATATAAAGATCTACTAGAACAAAAAATCAAGTTCGGTCAGATACCATCACAAGCATTATTGGTTTCTGCACAGGGGAAAGATGTTAACCAGATAGATGCCACCAAATTTGTTCCAACTGGTGAGAAAGATGAGGTTAAAAAGAATATTGGTGCGTTTGCTATTGAGCAGGCGTTTAAGGAATTAGACGAAAAAGATCAAGTGTTCTCTAATTTTTGCGCCCTTTTACTTTCAGGATTTTCAGGCAGTGGTGATCTCACTAGTCAGCTTGACTTGCTATGGGCAAATGGACTAGACAAGATAAGAATATGTGGACTCTTTGATTTAATGCTAGATGCAATTCAGTGTTTGTTTAAGGGGCTCACACTTGAAGAAGCACTAGCTAGTATGTTGCAGTCTGCTTTGACTGCGATGTCTTTGGAGAATTTTGGTGATTTATTTATAGGTTTACCGCCCGATAAACAACAGGAACTAGAAGCACTTGTACGAAAAAAATTGGAAAGCGGCGACATATTCAGACCAGATTCTCAGCAGCAGAGGGTTTCCGATGAGGCTGCAAAAGGCGAGAATACAAGATTAGATGTAAATGACGATCCTTCTCTTTTTGGAAGAATACAGATTAACAAGCCTTGGGAAAACCCTGAGCTAATCAGCGAACAAAACAAAAAGCTAATGAGAGAAAACTCATACAGCAGCATGTCTCCGACTGGTATTCCGCCTGCCAATACAAGAGAGTCGGATGTTGGTGATGCCACTGTTAAAGCTCAATTACAAAATGCAGGCTCTCAGCTAAACCCAGCACTTGTCATGGACGCCTACATTGCTGCTCTTATTGAGGTTTACAGCGAGAATCTTCTAGATCTGCTTGACATTCTTAACAGATTCCCCGGTGCTCAGATAATCGCTAAGGTCATATCTCTCATAGATTGCCCTATCCCCCCAATCTTTGATCCCAGTTTGATGGATTTCTTGAAAGATATTGAGCTTCCATTCTGCCGTAATACTCAGCACATTGGACTACCGAGGCTTGAGAATCCATTTGCCTATCTTCCAAAACTAAAAGATTTGTTTAGAATCTTGTTCCAAATCATTAAAATTGAATTGCAAAAGCTTGTCGTTAGAATCATTATCAAACTTATTGTAAAGATTTGTGAACTAATCGGAGACGCAATCTGTAAGGCTTTGGAGGCAGTTGGAGACATTGCTGCGGCACTCCCAGCATTAGTTACAGGAAGAACAACCTTTAAGGAAGTAATCAGAGAAACAATATGTGGCCCCCAAGCCGATGAAGAAAAGATTGACGACACAATAGCTGATATGTTTCAGACAATGGGTGCAGGAGGCGAAGCCTTCTCTGATAGAGCCGCAGTGCTAGCTTTTGCTGAAGATATCTCAGCCGCTACAAGCAGAAGGGAATTGACTAATGCCGTATTGGGTGATCCGTCTGAGACCTTCTTGAAGGTTATGGAAAGTCTAGTCGAATTTGAATACCCACAATTTGCTGCTGCTTTCAACAACAGAGAAAATATTGGTTCTTTCTTTGGAAATATTGGAAATCTAATGCCACTAGATGCAAAACAAGCTCTTAGGGATTTTTCAGCAAGTTTGCCAGAAGGAGATGAGTTACCAGCCAACCCAACCCTCTGTGCAACACCAGAGCAAATAGAAGATTTCTGTAATTTGCGATCTGGGCTCCTTGCAGGAAGAGCCTCACCTGAACAGATAGCCAAGCTATGCGATAGTGCTCGTGATACCTTTAAGAATGATATTGAGGATTTGGCAGCCATTCTTAACGATGGTGTCCCAAACTATCTCAACAACAACTTGCCACCAATCCTTTCCGATCCCGGCTGTAGCAATGGCTTACTTCCGTTTGAGCCAGAAGAGATTGCCAAGGCAACAACCAAGTCACTTGACGGAAACATGGAGCAACTCAAGATTGCCTACACTTATGACATGATTGGTAATGGCCCGTTTGAAAGAAACTGGGGCTTTATCAACATGGTGCTTTCTGATACTGAGGGTAATCCCTACACTTCTCACTTGAGAAAGTCTGCCAACTCTGGTCGCATCTTCAAAAAGGATTTCGTTGATTTTTATGTTAATCCCGGCAGCGATGCCGACGATGCAAATGGAGATACAAAATATGCTAGACTATCCCGACAGCACGGCGCATTTCCAATGAAGGTAGCAGACTGGATGCAAGAAGAAATGCCAAGACAGATTGCTGCCAGTAGTTTTGACTCCAACAATCAGCAGCAAGATGACAAGGTATTCAGCAAGTCCTTTGAGGACTTGAATTTTGATGGTCTCTTTGGGGATGTAAACTTGCTCGCTCTACCAGACTATGGCTACAATACTGAAGCAAGCGTCGATTATGGAAACGAGCGCGTAAAGTTTACTAAGAGAGCCAGAAAAAAGACAGAAGACATAAAACTAGAATTTAAAGACAATGCCAAGGGAACAGGTGAATTCTCTTATGGATTTGAAGTTAACCTTTTCTTGTCAGATATAGAAAAGCAAGAAGGCGAGTTTATAAACAGAGCAGATGATAATAGTAGAATCTTGATCAGAGATGTTGTAAACACAAAAGCAAAAATAGATTCTTCCGATTCATCTTATCTAGAAAGAGAACTCGATACCCCATTATCTGACATTTTAGGTCTAAATGAAGAACTATCTATACTTCGTTGGAGAACATATGAGTTTGTCGCTGTTGATAATGGACTAGAAGGCGTTGATACAATCTCTTATCCAAGATACTACGAGACAACTCAACAAAAGAAAACATACATTCCACAAGTATACCTCCTTAAAGATCTGCTTGAAAAGCATGGTGCTGAAACACTACCCTCTGATGCATCTGTGAAGACCGCCCATGATGCCGTCATGAATGCCATATTCAACAAATTTGCAGAACAAATCCATACAAACGATTCTGCTTTCGTTTATGGCGCTGCGCTCGATGATCTAACATACGAAGATGCAGACTATGGCGTAGAAGACGGCGGGGAGTTTATTGAATACTCAGAATACATTGATAGAGAGGGTATAACCAATGAAGATGCTGTCTTGGGAATCAGTAGAGACCAATTTAACAACGGTGAAGAGAACGCAAGAGTAATTTACCTAGATCCGGCGAAGTTTGGTGGAACATATTTCAATCCCCCTGTATACATCAAGCCAATTAAAAATGACGGATGGCTTGGCTTAATTGATGTAATGTTTCCAGACATAAGTCCTTGCAAACCTTATCGTTCCGATTTGGTAGACTTTGGTTCGATTCAAGAAAGAATTAATAATTCCTATAGTTCAATACCAGAAGATGAGAGACTCAAGACTGATCCAGACTGCGTAAGAGAAGAGCCATACAACAGGATACTTGAGAGACCATCAAAAGCTGGTATTGAAGGAATTATTAGTGCCGCTATTCGCATTTACGCTAGTGTCCACCTATTGAAGTCTTTAGCTACATTTACCAAATTCAAGCCAGACTTTGTAAACACTTTTAGCAATATAAACGCACAATATGTCATTGAGAAGATGGAGGATGACTTCAAAGATGCCCAGCCAGTTGGTGGTTTCGAGTTCTTTAATCCGTTCAAGGATGAAGAGTTCTGGTATGCATTCTTGGAGCAGTCAGTTCAGACATACGCTAGAAGATATGCAAGTGGACAATTACCGGATCCCCCCGAACCTGTAGTGGATGCCTTGACAAGAATAGAAGAGTCTATCAAGAGACATAGGAATATTTACAAAGATACATATACTACAAAAGATGGTAGAACGATTTTGGGGCTAAAAGATGCAAAGAAAATAGGTGATGCGCCCTTTTTGCAAAGTCTCAAAAACTACCGCTCAGACAAAAATCTAGAAGTAATACAAGAGACAGAGGCGGACGCTAAGATAATCCTACAAGAGTTGGTTATAGAAGAGCTAGACTTTATGGGTAATGTGTTTATGAAGAACCTTGAGAGCACATCGTTTGCAGATAATGATGCTATATCAGATCTGAGAAAATATGTTCTTGAAAGTCTTTGTGTTGGTTCTAGTTTAGATATCGACAAAGAAATAAGAGAGCAAGTAGAGGAGTTGCCAACTGAAGGCGAAGACCTTTACACTGCTGGCTCAGAACTTATAACCCTTGAAGGCGAAGACTATGTTGGCTATTATCATGTTCACATAGATGAAGAAGGTGATTCAGTCTATATGGTTGGGCCATATCATACAGAAGAAAACCACGATCTACTAAGAGTATCTGCGAAGAAGATAATAGTCCCAATTGGTGATGTTGACTGGTATGGCTCAGCCGACTCTCCAAATCTAGAACAACCATTTAAACTCGAAAAGTACATAAGAATCGGTGATCAGGAGCCATATGGAAGCAACGAAGGTGCCAAGCAAGCGCTAATAGATGCTGCGACCACCGCTGGACTAGAGCCAGACTCTACCAATATCTCTGACCTATTCCCCGGAACAATGGAACTCGTGTATGATGAAAATGGCGCAGAGATAGGCATTACAGGCGAGATTGGTGTGCGCTATGGGCTACAACTTTCTACTGCTCAAGGCGTTGTTGCCAGAGTAGAGGTCGATGCTCTTGACTTGCCTGTCACTGAATTCCAGCCACTTCAGGCGAAGACCAAATTGCTACTCTGTTTAGTAAACAACTTGCTTGACGATCCAGATTTCAATGCGGTTGTCAAGTATGTTTTCCCACTTGGCAAGATTCTATCAACTCTTTCTATCTACAATGACTTGGCTTTCGTTCCATCAATTGGCGAGAAGGTTGTTGAATACAATAGAGGAGAAAACCCCCCCGGCAGGTTTATCGTTGTTACCGATAACGAAGACGGAACTTTTACTTCTATATTAGAAAACAATGGCTCTGAAGGATGGCTGAGTTCAGAAGATAGAAACCCCGGATTCTTTGCGGGTAACGGGTTGTTTTTGTTGCACTATGATAAGTGGGATCAGAATATTCTAACCAAATCTAAGTTCAGAATCAAGAAGCTGTTCAAGGGCTTCTATAATACAAGAGACTTTGATCCCGAAGGTGATGATGCGGCTACACCCGGAGAAGCGTTCTTGGCAAGTTTAAGGGCTTCGTTTAAGCCTGCCGCCGGTCAAAGACTGCTACCTTGGTGGAAGAGAAGAATGTTGAGAACCAATCCTTTCAACGCTGACGGCGCTTTATGCGATAAAAAAGATTAATGTAGTATTTATAAAGAGGGATAAACATGGCTTCAATTTCAGTTAGACTACCTTTGACATTGGATGACTCTGATGGTTATGGGATGATTAAGAAAATACGCAATGTAATAAAGCAAAACCTAAAAATGCTAATACTGACTGATCCCGGAGAGCGCGTTATGGAACCAGAATTTGGTGTCGGCATGAGAAGGTTTCTATTTGAAAATTCCTCTGATAATGTTTACTCTCAAATAGACAAAAGAATAAGAGAGCAAGTAAAAATATATATTCCAGATATTTCAATTAGGAAAATAAATTTTTATTTAAAAGAGCCAGATTCTAACAGCATAGCATTTAAGATGGAATATTCAATACCATCAATAGCGGCGAATGATTTACTGGAATTTACTATTTAGTACCAAGGAATATACATTAAATGTCTCAAGATCAAAAAAAGAAAATACCCATCAATTATACAAATAGGGAATTTGATGGAATCAGGAGAGACCTAGAGCAAATCGTTGAAAGATTTTATCCTGACACTTTTCAGGATTTCAGTGAGGCTTCTTTTGGTTCAATTGTTTTAGACTCAATGGCTTATGTTGGTGATCAGCTTTCTTTTTATCTTGATTATAATGTCAATGAGATGTTTCTTGATACATCATTTCAAATGACCAATGTGTTGAGACACGGAAGAATTTTAGGATACAAAGAGCAAGGGAGACCATCAACATTTGGTGTCGCATCACTTTATATTAGAGTGCCAGCTTCTACCATTGGCTTAGGGCCAGATACTCGTTACTTGCCTGTGTTAAAAAGAGGAACACGATTTACATCAAATTCAGGATTAAATTTTGTTTTGACGGATAATGTTGATTTTTCAGATCCGAAAAATCAAGTAGTTGTGGCAAATGTGGATTCAACAACTGGTGCTCCTACATTTTTTGCTATTAAGGGATATGGGAATGTTGTCTCTGGATTCTTCAAGAGAGAGTCTATACAAGTCGGAGATTTTGAAAGATTCAAATTGATTGAACTTGAATCAGCTAATGTTGCTGAAATAGTCTCGATTTCAGATTCCGAAGGTAATGAATATTATGAAGTAGAAAATCTTTCGCAAGATATCATATATCGCGAGATACCAAACAATAATTATAAAAATGACAATACACCTTCTGTGATTAAGCCATTTTTGGTTTCTAGAAAATTTGTCACCTTTACTGAGCGAACTAGAACATTTATACAATTTGGCTCTGGTGATCCAAACGAAAGTGATGTTGTTGCGGATCCCCAATCAGTGGCTATGAATATTTTTGGAAAATCATATGTTTCAGACACAACTTTTGATCCAACAAAATTGACAAAAAATCAAAATTTTGGTGTTGTACCAACAAATACTGCACTAGAGGTTGTCTACAGGGTGACAAATCCTTCCAACTCTAACACCGCTGTTGGTAAATTAAACAGTGTATCTAGCGCTAATTTTGATTTTAACGATAGACCGAATCTATTAACTTCGAGAGTGGAATCGGTTATTGGCTCCCTTGAGGTATCTAATGAGAAGCCAATCGCCGGGGATGTCTCTTTGCCAACAACCTCGGAAGTTAAAAGAAGAATATATGATTCGTTTGCGACTCAAAATAGAGCAGTTACGCAAATTGATTATGAAAATCTAGTTTATAGGATGCCGTCAAAGTATGGTTCCATAAAAAGATGTTCTGTTCAGAGAGATCCAGACTCTCAGAAAAGAAACCTAAATATGTATATTGTATCACAGGATTCTTTTGAAAAGCTAATGATTTCTGGAGATATATTAAAGAAAAATGTAAAAGTCTGGCTTAATCAGCATAGGATGATTAACGACACAATTGATATCTTAGATCCTTATATATTGAATATAGGAATAAATTTTGTTGTATCAGCTAAGCAGGGTGTAAATAAATACGATCTTTTGGAGAAGTGCGTCAATAGAATTAGTGAAAAATTTGGACAACCTTATTACATTGGAGAGGATGTAAATATATCTCAAATGTATAAGGAATTATCTAAAGTTGAGGGAGTCTATGAGGCAATTGATATCAAGATAACAAGTAAAGTTGGCTCTAATTATAGCAACTCTTCCATAAATATAAACAATAATCTCTCTCCAGATGGTACAAAATTAGTTATTCCTAAGAATGCTGTTGTTGAGATAAAATATCCAGACACAGATATAAAGGGGCAAATTAGATAATGGCTATCAGACGTTATGTCGCAGATGCAGATAATACTATCACAAATGCTTATGAACAAAATTTACGAAATCGTGCGACCGGCTCCAACATGGGGCAAGCAGATGTAAGTGAAGTATTTTCTATCTATGCAAGACAATCTACTTCTTCTTCTGAACTTTCTCGTATTTTGACAAAGTTCGATGTAGCAAACATTTCCTCCGATAGAGCAGCAGGCACAATCCCAGCACAGGGAAGCGTCAGCTTTTATTTGCGCTTATTCAACGCAGAAACCTCCCAGACCGTTCCAAAAAACTTTACCATAGTAGCACAAGCGATCTCAAAATCATGGGCTGAGGGCGATGGTCTAGACCTTGAAAACTACAAAGATTCAGGTAAGTCCAACTGGATTTCCGCTTCTTCTACAACCGCTTGGGACACCGCTGGTGGCGATTATCACGCCTTACCAGTTTTTAGTCAATCATTTGCTACTGGTCTTGAAGATCTTGAAATCAACATCACTGATCTTATAGAACAATGGCTCGCTGGAACAAAAGAAAATTATGGCATTGGTGTTCGCCTGACTTCATCACAAGAAGCAAGCTCATCTGCAAACCCCGACGGTGCAGAAACTTCATACTACACTAAGCGCTTCTTTGCGAGAGGTACCCAATACTTTTTCAAGAAGCCTGTGGTTGAGGCACGTTGGAACTCATCAACCGGAGACGATAGGGGAGACTTTTACATGTCTTCTTCTCTCGCACCAGCAGCAGATAATCTTAACACACTTTATCTCTACAACTACGTTCGCGGGAGATTAACAAACATTCCAGCGATAGGAACAGGTGAGATTTATGTTGATCTCTACGAGACTCTTGGCGACACAGCACTTACCCAAGTAATTAGCACCCCAGCTACAGGCGGCTATGTATCTACGGGAATTTATTCTTGTTCAGTTTGCATCACAGGAACCTACACAACTCTACGTGATGTCTGGTATTCTGGTAGCACTGAATACTTTACGGGAACAATTTCTCCACAAACTTTTGGTGCTGCTGCCTTATCGACTGGAAACAA